TATCATCACCTTGACTATCATCACCTTGACTATCATCACCTTGACTATCATCACCTTGACTATCATCACCTTGACTATCATCACCTTGACTATCATCACCTTGACTATCATCACCTTGACTATCATCACCTTGACTATCATCTTGAATATCATTATCTTTATTCTCAACATCTTTATTATCATTATCTTGACTATCTTCATCCATGTCATCAATATCAAAATCTGAATCTAAATCAGAATCTAAATCAGTATCTAATTTCTTTAATTTTCTAGTTTCTATATTCAGATTACTAAAATAGTTACTAATTTCATCCAAGTTACTAGCAAATCTTGGATATTTTTCTCTATTTTCAGGTTTATCACATGACTTTTTTAATATTTTATATATAAAAAAAGAGGATACTATAACAAAAAAATACATTTTATATAGTTTATTATAATATTATTTTTCAAGTATTTAAATTAATTAATAATTAATTAAATTAGTTCATCATCATCTCTCATCTTAAATCCAAATAGTTTCCTTGACGTAACATATTTTTTACCAAATTTCTTTTCAAGATATTTTTTAAGTTCTTTCTTAATTGGTACCTTATTACTATTATAATTTTCTTGGTACCATATTCTAAATTCATCATATATTTCATTAATTCCAATAATATCATCTGTATTACTTGTTTTAATAATTTTATCAAATATAAACTCGGAATATATATCACTGTTCTTTTGATACATTTTAGTAAAGCTTGATACTTCTTCTGGAACAATAATTCCTTCTTTTTTATACATCTTATAATAAACATTAATAAGTAAAGAAATAAATGTCTCTTTCCATTCAATAAGCTTTTCAGATAATTTACCATCTTTCTTAAACTCATTTTCATCAACTGGATTATCCACAAATCTACTCTTAAATTCAGTTACTTCCAAACGTCGCCATAAACCATTATCATCTGCAGGTACTTTTGGTAATTTATTGCACAACAATAACATTTTGAATTGAGGTTTAAAATCGATTGGTTCCGCATACAATCCTCTTGCAGTGATTTTATCTCCACCAGTAAATTCTTTTAATAAACCAATATTCATTTTATCATTTTCATTTGATTCTTCTAAATATGCAAATCTTTTACCCTTTGATCTCATAATCTCTGGATTTGCTGAATTTGATGCTGCTCTTTTTTGTGTCAATAATGATATATTAAATTTTACTGTGTAATCACCAAACGAATTAATAAATAGTTCCTCTAATTTAGATTTACCATTACCACCAGTTCCTGTCCAAAACCTAAATTTTTCTTCTTCATTAAGTCCCTGCAAATGTGATGCAAGCATTACAAATATATACTTTCTAATTTCTTCATCAGGAAATATCTGAGACATAAACAAATTTATTTCTTCTATATTTTCATCATCTTCACAATAATCTATGTAATCATTATTTGTACACAATGTTAAATAATCATCAGGTCTTCCTTCTCTAAATATCATCCTTTGTAAATCATATATGCCATTATTAAATCCAATTAGATATGGATTTTCATCAAGCTTTTCTTCAAAATTACTATTATAGAAAAGCTCAATACATTCTTTCATTATACAATCTTTGAAACTGGTTGTTTTTAATTTTTGAACAATCTCTAAAAATTTTTCTGATTTTTTTCTATATTCTTCTCTTTCTTCTTCTTCAAGTGATTCCTCAGAAGATAATTCATTATAATGACTAATATAATTACAGTATTCAAATGCCAATGAGTCTTTGTCACTTGTACTACTTATTTTTTTTCTTAATTGTATATTATCAGTTAATTTTTTCCATCTATGGTCTTTATATTCATACCATGTCTTCTTTGTACCATTTGAACAAACATATTGATGCTTATACATTTGATATAATACGTTTGCAATATCCCAGTTTGTACAATATAAACTCTTTTCAATGTATGAATACAAATCTTGTCTTCTTATTTCCATATAACCATCTGGATTATCTAATTTACCCCAATAATGTAGACTTGCTAATGTTAATGCACTATCTATATCTGTATCGGAAAAACTCTCCCAACTTTTTTTACAACATCCATTTTCATATTTAGTTGATTGTTTACTAAATTTAATCCAAGAATTTAATAATTCATTATTATTTTTATCAATAAAGTGTAAACATAATCCAATTTCTAACCACTGACTATAATCATCTGCTCTACTAGGTGATAAAATATCTACTAATTTTTGTACTTCATCTAATTTATATATATTTTTAGGATATTTTTTAGTTTTCTTTTTATATTTTTTACTATTACTTAATTTTGTTTCTATATCTGGTTTTATTGGTGTTTTATCATTTGGATCTGTTCTACGAATACTAAGAAATTTATATATACTTTTTCCCTCATAATCATAATCATCAATTGATACTTTTTCAATCTTACTATTATAAATGCTTTTCAATAAATAAGGATCTTTATTTGGCTTAATACTTTTATATAAGAACCATCCATTTGATGATATAACACTTCTATCAAATATATCCGCAGTACTATTTATTACATTGATGTCTGAGAATAATTCTGAACATTTTTTCAATATATTGTCCCTAATATATAATTGAATATTTGGTTTAGAAACAATATATGGAAACATAATATGAATACCGTCTTTCACAATTGTTTTATCTTTTTTCTTTTCTTGATATGGGTGATTTCTTTCAAATACAAATGCATTATATTTATATGATTCATCTACATTAAATGCTTCTTCAATTTCTGATAAGTATGCACTTATAATACATTCAACATGTTCATCTGTATATAACCTATTAATATTTGTTGAATCAAATTTTAAGTCAATGTCAATAACCATTGGTCCAAATTCTGTGTGTCTTTCAATAAGTGATAATTTTGATCCTTTTTCAATATCTTTCTCATAATTATCAAAAAATGTATCTGATAATTCATTAGGTATATAATACGATCTATTAGGATTCATTCTTGTATAATTACATTTTTCACCTTTATTAACTTTACATTGATTTAATAGTTTAGATATTTTAGATCCAGACTTAATTTTAATTTTAGTATTCATGACTAATATTATATTATATTTTTTAAATATTAAATATATTTATTAATTTTTTTTTTTTCAATTTTTAATATGATTTAAAAAAAAAAGTTTATATATGTATATGAACTATTATACTATACTCGGTATAGAAAAAAGTGCTTCATTTGATAAAATTAAAAAAGCATATAGAAAAAAAGCAATGAAATTTCATCCTGATAAAAACCCAAATAATAAAGATGCAGAAGATAAATTTAAAGATATATCATTGGCTTATTCTGTTTTATCTGATAAAAATAAGAGAGCAAATTATAATTTAATGGGTGACGGTAGTATTGACTCGGAGGTTGATGTAAAAGCTGCATTTGATATTTTTAATAATTTCTTTTCAGATATATCACCTAATTTAAAAAATTTTGTAGATAGTAGTAATATAACATTCGATAACCTATCAGATATTTTAAATGGTAAAATAAATTTTACTGTAAATACAGAAAATTCATTTCCAATTAATTTTAATAATAATTTTAAAAATAATATTAAAAATAATATTAAAAATAATATTAAAACAAAAAGTAAAGAAAAAATAAATAAGATTGTAGATATTAATGTTGACTTAGAAGATGTTTATTCAAAACGGATTAAAAAATTAAAAGTATCAAGATATAGAAATCTTGATGGTGTATATCAATTAGTTAAAAAAGTTTTAAAAATTCCATTATATTCAAATGAAGTTATTTATAAGAATGAAGGCGATCAATTAAAAAATTGCGAAGAATGCGGAGATATTATTGTAAATATATATGATAATGACCATGGTGTATTTAAGAGAATAAATGATTGTGATTTATATACTGAAAAAGAAATAAATTTTATGGATTTATACAATGGAATTAGTTTACAAATAATACATTTAGATAATAAACCATTAAAAGTTAAAGTAAAAAAAGAAGAAATATTAAAAAATGATAATTTAATTATAAAATATGAAAATAAAGGTTTACCACATCCAACTATCAAAAATAAAAATGGTAATTTATATATTAGATTAATAATTGATTATCCTAAATTTGATGAAACACAAATTGATAAATTAAATGAATTATTTAATTATCAAAAAAAAGAAGAAATTTTAAATACAAATATTGGATATAGTAAATACGATAATATTTTTGTAAACTCATTCGAAAATTAAAATATCATTGATTAATATACTATGATAATTGATATAGTGAATTCAAATAAACTTGATGCATTTTTAATTAATATTATGGACAGAATAAAAAATATAAAAAAACAAAATTTTAAATTAGTATCAGATATTTCATGTGAAAAATTTATAAAAAATAATAATTATGATAGTTTATATGATTTTTTATATAATGAAAATAAAAATAAAAATAAATATTCAAATATTAAAAAAAATATCAATACTAATTATTTATCAAAATATTGTAATATTAAAAAATATATATTAAATAATGATTTTATATCACCTAATATAAGTAAAAAAATATTAATTGATTTTACAAATCTTAGTATATATGAATCAGATAACAAAGATATAAAATTATATTACTTTAAAGAAAATAAGGACCAAAGCGCTATTCATAATAAAATAATAAATAATGTATTTAATATAATTAACATATTAAAAAAATTGACTAATAATTTAAAAATATCTAATATAATAATATTTCCTACATTATTTAAAAAAGAGATACCAAAAAAATATAAACCACTTGGACCTGGTGAATGTAATAGTGGTGCAACATTCTTTAAATTTTCAAGAGAACAAAACGGAGTAGTAGTTATTTGGCGTATAGAAGAATTATACAAAGTATTAATACATGAATTACTACATTCATTTTATTGTGATTTTGAGTTAATTCAAAATGATATACAAATTTATAATAAATATTATTTAAATGAAGCATACGTAGAAACCTTAGCTACTTTATTAAATTGTATAATAAAAGGAATATTTAATAATAAAGATATACATTATATTAAAAACTTATTAGTAGATGAAATGAATCATAGTATAAATCAAGTATGTAAAATAATGTTGTATTATAAAATAAAAAAAAATAATTTTTATAACTATTTTATAAATCATTTCGAAGAAAAAACTAATGTATTTTCATATTATGTTTTAAAATCATCATTACTATTTGAGTTACCTTTATTTACAGATTTAATAGATACAAATTTAAAGATTATTAATATAAACATTGAATTTTTTTTAAATTTAGTTGATAGATCATTTAAATCTAAAAAGTATAAAAAGATATTATTTGATTGTTTAAATAGATATAGAATAAATAATAATTCTCTTCGAATGACTATTACAGATATTATTTGATTGTTTAAATAGATATAGAATAAATAATAATTCTCTTCGAATGACTATTACGGATATAAATTAATCATAATAATATTTAAATCCATGAACAATAGGTGCGAATGTTAATCTATATTGATCTTTTGTTTGGTGTATTTCACAATATTCTTCCCAATCTTCAATTTTAAATCCATTAATAAAAAATAAATAACTTAATAATGCATCGCCACATCTAATAGGACAAAAATTATATTTAGGGTAATTATTAATTGAATAATTAATATATTTTTTCCAATTAGAATTTAATACAATTGACAAATCTTTTTTATTTATAATATTCCCACCAGCACAATTAAAATAGTATTTATCAAATATTTCTAAATTTTTTTCTAATCTAAATTTATTAATATAGTCCTTAATTTCATTATTAAATATATTGAAATTATGATGATGTCCACCTACACTATATTTGGGCCACTTTTTAATTTTACCTCTTATGATGACGTCAGGTTCTAAATACATTACCCATTTAGTCTTAACTAATTCGCAAACTTTTTTTAATTGATTTATAAATAATTTAAAATCATCTAATAATTTCATATGAGCATATATACTAGAATTATTCTTACTTAAATAATTAATTGGTTGAAAATAGTGAATAGCATTATATTTTTTACAAACTTCAAATAATATATTTGAAAAATTTTCAAATACAATTATTTTATTATTTGGATAATATTTTCGAATTGATTTTAAACAATATTCTGTTGCATTTTTTTGTTTATAAGCTAACATATAAAAAGAAATATCATTCATAATTAATATATAATTTATAATTTATAAATTATATATTAATTTACTTATATATACATTTATTATATCCACCCGCTTAAATAATATGATGTAGTAAATATAATCCAAAATGGTGCTATTGTAAGACCTAATTCGGCAAATATTGCAATCATGAAACCAAATAGTGCTTTCTTAAGTGAGTCTCTTGTTAAATTATTGTCATTTATAACTTTTTTATCTTTTATATTATTATTTTTAGTTTCAATATAAATATAAATCGAAAATAAAATTAAAATTAAAAAATTAATAATCCATTTCCAATTAGTAAATAATTCATATAATTTATTTCTAGAATGACTTGATTTAAAAGCTGCTCTTATTGTTAGTAATGTAACGAATATTAATGTTATATTTCGCCCACTCATTATATTTTGTCCATCCATATGTATAATATATAATTATATTATATAAAAAATTGATTAAATAATTATTTAAAATTTTGATTAATATTAATTAATATATTAATGGGAATTAAAAATTTAAAATCATTATTAAAAAAATTTTCACCTAATTCTTTAAACTATTTAAAATTAGATAAATTTAAATACTCTATTATCGGAATAGATGTTAGTATATACATGTATAAATATAAATACAGTAATAATTTTATTGATTGTTTCATAAGGCAATCAATGAGATTGCTAAAAAATAAAATTATTCCTCTTTACATATTTGATGGCAAGCCACCTATTGAAAAAAAAGAAATAATTAATATGAGATATAGAAGGAAAGACAACTTAATTAAAAAAAAGAAATCTTTAGAAAAATTAATAGAGACTATTAAAAGTAATAATTTAAATAAAGATTATTTATTAAGTAACAATAAGCTAAGCAGTGATACAAATGACATATTAATTGATTTAGAAAATCAATATAAAAAAATTGTAAAGAAAATCATTAAAATTACACCAGATGACGTTAATGTTTTAAAAACAATTTTATTAAACATGGGTATACCTTATATTGATGCACCAGGTGAAGCGGAAATATTTTGTTCATATTTATATTCTAATAATATAATTACAGGATGTATATCTGAAGATACAGATGTTATTGCAAGTGGTATAAAATATTTTATTAGAGGAATAAATATTAATAAAAATTATGCATATGTTTATGATTTAAATATGATTTTAGATGATTTAAGATTAACATATAATGAATTTGTAGATATGTGTATTTTATGTGGTTGTGACTATTTACCCAGAATTGAAGGCATTGGTTATATAACTTCATATAATATTATATATAAATATAGAAGTATAGAGCAATTTATGAAATCAGATTATATTAAAAAATTTAAATTTGATTTTAATAAAACATTTTTAGATGATTTTAATAATGCAAGAAGACTAATTTGTAATAATGATTTTAAGTATAATGAAAATATTATAGTTAAATTAAAAAAACCAAATATAAAAAAATTATTAAATTTTCTACTAAAAAATAATCATAATAATCTAAAAACAGTTAAAATGTTACATTACAACTTAAATAATTATTATAATAATTTAAAACATATTGAAGTTACAAATTAGTTTTGAAATAAAATTTACTAAATTTATGTTTTTTTTACTTATCAAATATATAATAAAAATATTTTTTTATTTTTATTATATTATATATAATTATGATTTATAATTATGATTTATAATTATGCACTAACCTCAAATGGGGTTGAGCTAAAATTAAGTTTAATTGCCTTTTGAAGATTGAAATATGTTAGTGGAACACCTTTTTCTATAACAAGAATATCTTTAAGGCTCTTATCTGCAAGAATTTCCTTTTTATTCTTTGGATTCTGTAATCCATGTTCCTTAATATATGCATTTACCTTCCTGGTTACCTCAGTACGTGCAAACATAGTATCACTTGGAACTCCTAGGAATGAACAAAGTCCACTTGAAAGATATGTTGGTTTTGCAAATCCACTTGGTGCACGTGGCTTAGATCTCTTTTTCTTTGTTAATTTTTTCTTATCCTTGACTAATCCCTTAACCATCTTAGTTACATCGGTTTTAAGTGAACGACTAAGTACAACAATATTTTGTGCTTCTGTTCGAAGTGATTGTAATGCACTTACTAATGCATTCATTCTATCTTCAAGTTCCTGAACACGAAGATCATCTGGTGACTTCTCTTCAACAAGTGCTGCTGCTGCTGCTGCTGGTGCTGCTGCTGCTGCTGGTGCTGCTGCTGGTGCTGCTGCTGCTGCTGCTGCTGCT